TCATTGACGGATTATCTTTGCGGCGCGGGGCCGGTGGGAATTCTGGTGGGACTCGGCGTCGAGGGCTGCCAGGAGGTCGTCCTCGGTGACGTGGGCGTATCGGGCCGTCGTCTCGATGCGGGAGTGGCCGAGCAGTTTTTGCACCTGCTTCAGGTTCCCGGTGCGTCGCAACAAACGGGTTGCGCGCGTGTGGCGGGTGTCGTGGAACCGGAAATTCTCCAGGCCGGCATCGGCCTTGGCGCGGCGCCATTCCGACGACAGGCCCGATTCGGTGATCGGCAGGCAGGCGCCGGCGGTGCGGCCGTCGCGCGTGCGCTGCACCACATAGGTGAATACTGCCGTCTCGTGCCGGCCGCGCAGCGGCGACAGGATCGCCTGCATCAGGGTCGACAGCGGAACGGTATAGTCGCGCTCGCCCTTGCCGCGGATCCGGATGCGGCGGGCCTGCCAATCGATATCGGACCAAGTCAGCGCCAGGCAGCCGGCGAGGCGGACGCCGGAGGCGAGGGCGAAGCGGACGATGGCGTGATAGTCCGGCCGGAGCGACGCGAAGAGCCGCGCCTCCTCATCGGCGCCGAGCTCGCGCACGCGCTCCTGCGGCTCGCCGAGCACATGCTGCCGCCAGTCGATCGGCGCGACCTCCTCCTCCCAGACCTTGGCGGCCCGGTTGAGCACGCGCCGCAAGGGCTCGGTGCAGGATCGGTTGACGGTGGCCGGGGCGACGCCGTCGCCGCGCCTTCGGGCGACCAGGTCGGAGACGGTGCGATTGCCGATCGCGGCGAGCGGCGTGTCGGCGCCGATCCAGAGCGTCAGCCAGGCGAGGGCAGCCTCGCATTTCTGGCGGGCGCGGCGGCCGCGGTAGAGCGAGGCAACCTGCTCGACATAGAGCCGGCAAGCCTCGCCCCATGTCATGGGCGCGCGGGCGCGCCGCCGGGTCCGATCCAGGTCCGCTCGGACCTGGGCCTTGATGCGCTTTTCCTCGGCTTCGGCGTCGCGGCGGTTGGTCGCTTCGAGGCGGCCGGAAAAGCGACGACCGTCGGTCTGGAAATCGTAGCTGTAGCCCTCGCGCCCGGCGCGGCGATAGACGGACATGGCGGCTCCTGGCGCTTCCGGCGGGCGACGAATTCCGCGAGATCGGCGGGGTCGTAGGCCTTCTTGGGCCGCCGCCGCCCGCACCCGGTGATCACGTAGCGGATTTCACCGGACCGCACGAGCGCGCGCAAGGTGCGCACCGCAATGCCGAGGCGTGCCGCGGCCTCGGCCGGCGACAGAAGGGTCATCATGACGGAGGCGACTCCGGCTGATCGGGCGCGGCCAGGGCATCCATTGCCTCTTCGATCGAGACGTCGCCGCGAGCGTAAAGCTCGATGACCTCGGCCGCGTTGGACGACGGATCGCGCGCATACTCGGCCTCAGCGAGGCTCAGGAGATAGGCGCACTGGACCGCGTGCTCGGGCACGCAGGCGTACGAGCGGTAGACCAGAGGGCCGGCCAGCGCATCCCGCTCGGCCTCGATCGCTTTCGCTTTCGCGGCTGCCGGCGACGCCAGGACCGCCGCAACGATCTCGGTAACGTCCGGGCGATAGCCATTCAGCCGCCCGGCCAGCGCTGTCAGGAGCTTGGCCGGGCGCATGTCCTTGTCCCATCGCTCGAAGATTTCGTCGGCGATCGGCGGGATCAGCGCCAGGGCGGCATGCGCGGCGTCCCGTGCCTTCTCGGCCTCCGCGAGGCTGGCGCGGAGGGCGTCGATCGTGGCGTCTTTCTCGCGAACGATCTCCAGGTGAGCGTCACGCGAGGCGGCGTCGAAAGCCGCGACTGCCCCAACGGTAAAGTCCGGCTTGACGGTTGCAGCTTCATTCTCGGCGGCGAGGGTGCGGAGGGCCGCGTTGTGCGCATTCACGATTGCCCGTGCCTTTGCCTCGGGCAAATCAGTGACGTTGAGGATCAACGTCGGGCCGTCTTCCCGATCGTGGATGATGTCATCGGTACTCGGGCGCGGCGGCGCGTCGATAATGAACAGGCCGTCATTCATGGCGCCTAGGCGCCATTCCCGCAGCGCGGCGGGGCTCGTGTCGAGCGGGCTCATGCTGAGGCCTCCCAATAGGACATATCGCAATCGGCGCATTCCTCCGGGCCTTCCGACCTCTGGTCCTCGTCGTCCCAATAGGTCTGGGCCGTCTCCCGCGCGTACTCGGCAACGGACGTTCCGTCGGGGAACGTCTCTCCGGCCTCGGCGATCATGTGGGCCACGAAGCGCTCGATGAATTCTGACTGAGTCATAAAACCCTCCGGAAAGCCGTCGCCACGGCCATGGTGGCCATGATCAGGGCGATCGTGGCGATGACGCCAATGACGAGGCCGGCGTAGAAGCCGGATTGCTCCGTCCAGCCGGGCTCGGGCGTGACGGGCGGCACGGGCTCGACATCGGGGAGGGCCGGCGATCGGAGCTCGACGACGTCATAGTCGGCGAGATGGGACGACGGCGGCGCGAGCTGCGGCGGCGTGGATGCGGCCGGGTGGTGCTTGGACAGGCGGTGGCCATTCACGGACATCGGCATCTCCTCAGAACGGAATATCGTCGTCGAAGGGCGCGCCGCCGGCGGCGAGCGCGGCGGCGTTTCGGCTGGTCGTCTGGCCGGCTCCGGGCGCCGAACCGCCCCCGGTCGCAAGACCGGCAGCGGGGCGCGTGGTCTGGCGGCCGTAGTCGTCGGGGCTCGGGGCCGGGCGATCGGCGCGGTCGAGCAGCGTCAGGGTGGCGTGGAAGCCCTGCAGGACGACCTCGGTCGAGTAGCGCTTCTGGCCCTGCTGGTCCTCCCAGGAGCGGGTCTGCAGCTGGCCCTCGAGGTAGACCTTGGAGCCCTTGCGCAGATACTGCTCGGCGATCGCGCCGAGCTGCTCGTGGAAGATCACGACGCGGTGCCATTCGGTCTTCTCGCGGCGCTCGCCGGACTGCTTGTCGCGCCAGCCGTCGGAGGTCGCGACCGACAGGGTGATGACCTTGCGGCCATCCCGGGTCGTGCGCATCTCGGGGTCCTGGCCGAGATTGCCGATCAGGATGACCTTGTTGACGCTGCCGCTCATCGGCCCGGCTCCCGGCTCGTCTCCCGGCTCGGCGGCCAGGGGAATCCGTCCGGCAGGCCGGCGGTCCAGAGGCGCGGGGGCTCGTAGTCGGGATGCGGGCGGATGGCCGAGGTGACGGCCGCGACCGCATCGGCGGCGTCGATGCCGGCCGGCGTGCGCCCGAGGATCATGTCCCGCTTCAGGCCCTCCATCAGCTGGCGCAGCAGGCTGGGCGCAGCACCCTCGGTCAGGTCGGTCAGGGCATCGAGGAGGTCCTCGTCGAACCGGAACGGGGCGGCATAGCGCTTCAGGATGGCGTAGCGCTCGTCGTCGCCCGGCAGGTCGACGGTGATCTGCAGGCCGAACCGGCGCCACAGCGCCTCGTCGAGGGTGTCCGGCCGGTTGGTCGCCGCGATCATGATCGTCCGGCATTGCTCGACGCGGCGGAGCAGGACCGTCAGCATCGAGTTGCGTGCGGACACGGAGCCGCCGGGATCGGTGGCATTGGAGCGCTTGCCGCCGATCGCATCGATCTCGTCGAGGAACAGCAACACTTCAGAGCGGGATTGTTCCAACGCGCCGAACAGCTTGGCGACCTTGCCCTCGCTCTCGCCGAGATACATGCCGAGCAGGTTCTCGGCGCCCACAGCCAGCATCGGGATGCCGCGGCGGGCGGCGATGTGGTGGGCGAGCGTGGTCTTGCCGCAGCCGGGCGGGCCCTCCAGGAGGGCGGACAAACGCGGCTTGAGACCGGCCTGGGCGAGCGCGTCGCGCGCCTCGATCTCGGCCATCCAGTCGATCATCGCCCGGCGTACAGCCGGGGTCAGGATCGGTTCCTCGGCCTCGCCCGGCTCCAGGATGGTGCCGAGGTCGGCCGGCAGGGTGGCGCGCCGGAGCGGCGTCGGCGACATGGAGCGGGTCTCGCGCATCAGGCGTCGTCCTCGTCGGGGGTGGGCTCATCGGACGTGGAAGGCGGCCCGGCCTTGGTCGTGATGTCGGACTCTGCGGCCGGGGCGGGCGCTTCCGGTTCCGGCTTCGGCCGGCGGCGATCGGCCGGGCGGCGGAGATGAGCGGGGATGTCCATGCCGTCGGTGCCGCCGGCGGCACACCAGCCATTGTCCCAGACGAAGCGGCGGGGATCGCCCGCCAGGTAGGGATTGGCGAGCACATCGACGCCGGCGTGGAAGGCGTCCGCGCCCTGCTGCCGCGCCGCCGAGATCTCGTCGGCCGAGGGTGCCAGCGGCGTGCCGGCCATGGTCTCGGGCTGCCGGGTCTGGCCGGCGGCATGCGGCGCGTCATCGTCGCCGTCGGGCGATCCCGGATCCGGCGGCCCGGGATGGGGCTGGCCGGGCCGGCGCGACCGCTCGATCGCGTCGCGGGCGCCGGGCGACAGGCCGGGATCGGACCGGGCGCCGAAGTCGCCGAGGTCCATGCCCAGTGTGGCGGCATAGATCTCCGCGCTGGCGGCGACGGACTCGCGCTTGCGCCGCGCGGCCTCGTCCTCGCGTACCCGCTGCAGCACGGCCAGGAGGGCCTTCGGGTCGTAGCCGCGCGCCTTGATCTCGGCGAGCCGTTCGGACCTGCGTTCCTTGAGCGCATCGCGCTCGAGCTCGATGGCCAGGAGGGCATCGAGATGGTCGCGCAGCTCGTCGGCGGCGCGCTGGTTGGGATGAGGCACGTCAGAATCCTCCCGAGCGGGCGGCGGCCCAGAACAGGCCGACGGCGGAGGCGAGGCCGGCCAATAGGCTGGCGGCGGCGGGGTGATCGAGGCCGGCAAGCCAGCGGGGCATCGGGCGGTCACGCATGAGGGCGGACCTCCGGGTATCCGTCGTGGATCACGCCATCGAGCAGTCGGCCGGCGGCCTTCTTGCCGATGCGGTGCATGATGTGCACCCGCTCACCGTGGAAGCCGGAGCCTCCGGCAAGGTTCAGCACTCGGTTGCCGATCCGCTCATGCTTTGGGTAATCGGCTCTCCAGTCCGGATCGTCACGATCGCGATCCAGCACGGACACCCACTCGCCCCACTGTTTGAATAGGAACGGCGCGCCAGCCGCCGCGCACTGGTCCCGCAGCGAGCGCGCCCAATCCGGGTGCATGGGCCGCGCGCCGGGGCCGGACTCGCCGCCAGCGACGACCCAGTCGATTACCCGCAGCTGATCGATATCGAAGTCGATCCGCCCCAACAGCGGCTCTGCAGAGACCCATCGAAGAGCCGCGGGAGTGGCCCCCAAAATGCCGATCCTCTCATCGGCCCGTCGCTGATCCTCGATCGAGACACCGAGCCAGACGTTGGGGAGCGGGAAATCATCCGTAATCCACGGCTCGTACCCTGGAAACTTCCAAATTCCGTCTGGTTCCATGTTATCGACGACGTCTTGAATTCTGCCTCCAAGGTTTTCGGAAACATACTTGCGCATCCGCTCCGGCCGCTTCGTCAGCACCTGGAACGTGTGCTGGGGGCACAAAGCCATGACGGCGAAGACCCTGTCGATCCACTCGTCCGGCACCGCCTCGTGGAACAGGTCGGCGTGCGCGCAGACGAAGATCATGCGCGGCTTGGACCAGTGCAGCGGCTGGGTCAGCCACGGCTCCATGAACCGCACCTCACCGGTCCAGACCGGGCCGGCCTTGCTGTCGCGCGTCAGCCCGGCGCGGGACGGATGATGCTTCATCCGCGTGCCGGCGAGCCGCATCGCGTAGCAGTTCGTGCAGCCGGGCGAGACCACGCTGCAGCCGACGATCGGATTCCACGTGGCGTCGGTCCACTCGATGCCGGTCTTGTCAGCCATGGCGGCGGATCCTCTTCGGAGTGGGGCCGGGCGCCATGAAGCGGGCGATGGCCTCCTCCTCCTCCAGGCACTGGGCCGCCATTGCCAGACGGCGGGCCTCGGCGCGGGCGATCGGGGTGCGGGCGATGCCGCCGAGCAGCTCGGCGGCGGCGCGCGGGGTCAGGCGGCGGGCGCGGGCATAGGCGCGGGAGCGCGCCCGGGCATCGAGCGTGCGGCCGGCATGCCATCGGGTGATCGCATCCTCGCGTTCCAACGGCTTCGGCATGCGGCCGAACCGCGCGATCACGGCGCCGGCGGCAAAACTGCGGCTCGCCTGGGTGCGCCGGCGGCCGCCCGGGCCGGCGAAGGGGCCGGCCAGGGTGCCGTCGGGGCGGACCTGCTCGATCAGGATCACGTCGACCGACGCGACGCGCCGGGCGGTCGGCGGGAGAGAGACCAGGGCATAGCCGTGATGGGTGGCGGGGTCGGTCATTCGCGGCCCTCCCGGATCACGACGGACGCGACCGCGAGCGCGGCGATCGCCTCGCTCAGCAGGTCGACGGCCTGCGGGCGGGCGCCGGCAAAGGCCATCTGGTCGGCCTCGCGGATCGCCGCCACGGCGTCGCCAAGCGGGTAGCCGGGGCCGACCATGCGGGCGATGGCGAGCGTCGTCGGCGCGGTGCGCCCGAGCATCGCCACGGTCTCGCGCCGGGCCTCCTCCAGGATGCCGGCCAGCAGGGCGGCGTCGCCGGCCGCGGGGTCGGCACCGGCATCGGCCGGCGCGGCATCCAGGGCCGCGACATGGGCGGCCGCCTCGGCGGCGAGCGCGTCGGCGACAAACACAGTCCCGGTCTCGCTCACGGCTGCGTCTCCTGGGCAGGCAGAATGAGGGCGGCGATGCCGAAGACGATTGCGCCGAAGGCGAGGGCGCCGGTAGCCGGCGCGGAAAACAGGCTGGCGAGCATGGGTGGCTCCGGGGTTCGGGGTGCGGAGTGACGGCCCGGTGCTGCCGACCTGATGGGCCGGCAGGGCGAGGCGGTCAGCCTCAGGCGGTGACGTGCTTGACCGCCCACATGACGGCCTCTTCGATCTTCGTCTTCGCGACCGAAATCTCTCGACTGTTGCCGAGCGAAGCGAGGAAGTCATGAAAGGCGAGGCCGTCGTCCTTGATCTTCTGCATCGTAGCTTTCTCGGGCTCGGAAAGGGCCCGGTAGGCGTGACGCATCACGTTGTTGACGGTGCGCTCGTCCGAACTGCTATCGACGACTTTGGTCATGCTGGTCTCCATTCGGGTTGACGGCCCGGTGCTGCCGGCGGGTCCGGATGCCATCGGCATCCGCCGGCAGAGCGAGGCGGTCAGGTGCAGGCCGGGGGTGACGCCAGGATGCTGCCGATCATCCAGAGGCCGGTCGCGGCGCCGGCGATCGACAGCCAGAAGGCGAGGGTGATGATGCGGTCGATCAGGATCGGGCTCATGCCGCTGGCCCTCCGCCGGGAGGGGCGAGGCGCATGGCGCGGATGACGCCGGCGTCGGCGACTTCGGTCGCGGCGCGCAGCACGGCGGCGATCTGGTGCTGTGGCATCTGGTCGGTAAGCGCCAGGCCGATAGCCAGCGCGACGCGCGCGAACAGCCGCTCGGCTGGGCCGTCCAGCATGCCGGCCATGGTGTCCGGGTCGACGGGCGTGCTCACGGGCGCCTCCCGAAGTCGGTGGCGACGGGGGTGATGGCGAGCGTCTGGCCGATGATCTTGCGGCGGGCGCCGGACTGGGCCTCGACGAAGCGGTCGAGATACTTGGCGTGCTCGTGCAGCACGGACGCCGTCTCGGCGACCGTCAGGGTGTCGAGCGCGATGCGGATCGCGCGGGTCAGCGCCTCGACGGCATCACTGACCGGCTGCAGCGGATCGACGGGGTCGGGTTTCGGGCAGGCGGGCATGGGGTCCTCCAGTCGCCGTGGGGCGATGGGGGAGGATCGTACTGCGGCACTTGTACCGCGTCAATGGGATATTGCGGTACTAATGCCGAATGACAGATACACGCAATGCGCTAAATTTTAGCATTGATGAATTTCAGGGGGCGATAATGCGGATATTGGTTGCGGGGATTGCGCTTGCGTTAGGCGGGTGCGCCACCATCACACGCGGCACCGAAGAAATTGTCATGTTCCAGTCGGACCCGCCTGGCGCATTGGTGCGCACTTCGATCGGGCTTGGCTGTCCGGAAACGCCGTGTGGGTTCACTGTGGCGCGCAAGTTGCCGTTCGTCGCGACGCTGTCGAAACCGGGGTACAAGGACCAGACTGTCGAAGTGATTTCGGAAATGTCGGTAAACGGCGGGGCAGGACTGGCCGGCAACGTTTTGTTCGGCGGGGTGATCGGCATAGGTACCGATGCCGCAACCGGTGCGACGCTTGATCACAAGCCCAATCCGGTGAGCGTCGTGCTTGAGCCGGTCGCCCCGCCGGTGTCACCACCGCCGCTCAAGCCCAGCGGCAAGAAGCTGGGCAAAAGCCCGGAGGCTGGCACATGAGCGCCATCGGGGGATTGGGGATGATCGCCGGTGTCCTGATGCTGATTCGTGGGTTCAGTATCGAGGGACAAGCCGTTGGGGGCATTCATCAAGTGTTCGGAGCGGTTTATGTGTGCAGTGGTGTCACGGTGTTTGTTTTAGGCGCCATCCTGATCACGCTTGCCGGTATTCGAGACAACCGGCCGTCATGACTTGATCACGGCGGCGAAGACGCGGCCCACGAAACTAACCCCGTCCGCAATTGAATTTTCCAGGCGGATCGGCGCCTGAAAGGCTGGGTCATCCGATTCCGGGACCAGCCAGATCGATCCGTCGGCCCGACGCAAGACGGTCTTCAATGTGCTTTCAATAGCGCCGTCCGCTTTCTGCCGCTCGACATGGTAGCGCCGCCCCGGGATCAGATCCTCGCGGCGGTCAAATCGGCGTTCCAACAGGATGATGCTACCGGACGGATAGAGCCGGTTCATGGATTCGCCGACGAGCTCAGCTGCGTACGCCTCGATGCCCCGCGGCACCATGCGCTCCGGCAGCAGCAGATCGTCCAAACCGGTGACCTCGTCGGCAGCGTGCTCTGCCCACACGCCAGCCTGCAGCCGTGCACGGAAAGGGACCCGCACCATGCCTAGCGGCAGGGCCGCCATGGCCGGCGCCTCGGCGTCGTCGTCGCCGAGAATCCATTCCGTCGTCTTGCCGATGAGCGAGCCAAGCCTTGAGAGATCTGGCTCTTTCGGCATGTACGACCGACCGCGCTTCATGTTGCGCACGGCGTCGGCGCTACGGCCGTCGGTGATGGTCAGCGATGCCCGGCGGTCGGAGAGCTTCAGGCGCTTCAGCTCGCGGGCGACTCGATCATAGGGCGTTTCCTTCATAGGCGGTAGGGATACCGCGGCATGAGGGTTGCCGCGATCGGCAAGAGTGCCGTTGACAAGCGCGGTACAAGTGCCGCATGTTGGCGACATGTCCATTTTCACCACTCACATCGTGACGCTTGGCGACCGTTTCGCGGAAGCGACCGGGAGAAGCCGCGCGACGGTTTCGACGCTGGTCCTGAATGACGGGAAGCGGTTGGAGGCGTTGGCGAACGGCAAGGACATCGGCGGCCGTCGGTACGAGGCTGCCATGGCGTGGTTTGCTGCCCACTGGCCGGCCGGGGCCGAATGGCCGGCCGGCGTGCCGCGGCCCGCGCCGCAGGCAAGCGAACCTGAGGCCGCCGCATGAACACCCCGCTGGCCTGCGCGGCGACCGCGCGTCTCCTGAAATCCCCCGGCGGTTCCTCTCCCGCCGGGCGCCGCGGCGCCTTGACCGCGCTGCGCGAGCCCCGGCCGGTCGCCCCGGACAGGCCGGCCGGGGCTGGGTGCCTCGATCTTCGCGGCGGCACGGCCGCCGGCCTGGGCGGGAGGGTGTGACATGGCGGCGAGCGTGATCGTCTCCGGCCAGCGCCTGCTCGGATACGGCCGGCTCGGCCAGATGAAGGATTTCATGGCTCCGGCCGCGGATGGCGACTGGCTGCCGGAGGCGAAGCACCGCGCGGCCTGCCTGGCGCGGTGGATGAGCGAGCAGGACATGGCGGCGCGGCCCCCGGTGCGGTCCGACCCGAACCGTTTCGGGCCGGCGCCACCCTGACGTCGCGGTCCGCCCCCCGTCCAGGCAATTCCCCCGATTCTTCTTGCGCTTCCGGAGCGGCACATGTCCCGACCTTTCGATGCCCGCCACCACCGCCTGAAGGCCGCGACGCGCGACCTGGTCGACCTCTGCGGCGGCGGCGAGCGCACGGCGGCGCTGGCCGGCGTGACGGCCGGGCAGGTCAGTCGGTGGAAGGGGGCGCATCACGGCGACCTGATCCCGCTGGCCGCCGTGATGGTTTTGGAGGCGGAGTGCGGCGAGGCGCCGGTTTCGGCGGTGCTGGCCGGGGCGACCGGGCGGTCGCTGACCGGGCCGGCGGCTGGCGACGACGACGCGGCCGGGCTGTTCGGCCTGCAGGCGCGGGTGCTCGAGCAGGTCGGCCGGCTGGTCGGCGAATTCGCCCAGGCGACCGCGGACGGCCGCGTGACGCCGGCCGAGGCCGAGCAGATGGACCGCGGCGCCGCCGAGATCGACCGCACCATGGCGTCCTTCCGCGAGGCGCTGGCCGGCGTGAAGGCCGGACGGGCGCGGCTGGTCGGGGAGGGGCGGTGATGAGCATGCACGAACGAGTTCTGGCCTGGCTTTCGCGCCGGGTCGCCGAAACGAGATCGCCGGATGTCGTGATCGGCGGGGTGGAGAGCCCCTATCTGCTGCGCTGGTGGCTGATCCCGCGCAATCCGGTCTGCAACCTCTATCTGCACCTGTTCCTGCGCTCGGATGACGACCGGGCGCTGCACGATCATCCGTGGTGGAACGTCTCCTGGCTGCTCAAGGGCGCCTATACGGAACACACGATCGCGGCCGGCGGGGTTCATATGCGCACCGTACGGGAGGCGGGCGCCGTGAAGGCGCGGCGGGCCGGGACGGCACACCGGATCGAACTGCATGCCGGGCCGTGCTGGACCCTGTTCGTGACCGGGCCGCGCCTCAGGGACTGGGGCTTTCATTGCCCGCAGGGCTGGCGCCACTGGCGCGACTTCACCAATCCGCTCGACGGCGGGCGCACGGTCGGCCGCGGCTGCGCCGATGACGACAGGGGCGGGGCCGCCTCCCCGACGGGGGCCGGCCATGACCATTGAGAATTCGGGCGCTGGCCCGGGTCCGCGTCGGCCGGCTGCCGACAGTTGCGTGATGGAGCGGCCGGAGACGGTCGCCTCCCTGTCTCCTGTCCCGATGCCCAACTCCCCGGGCGGCGTGCCGTCCGGGGGCTTTTTGGGGGCGGATGATGCGGCGGGCATTGCCCGCTGCCCCTGCTGCGGCGGGCCGGTGACGGCGGACGAGCTGCTGATCGACGCGATGCGCGGGCGGATCGCGCGCGGCGGTTTCGAGACGCGGGTGACGCGCATGGAGGCGGCGGTGTTGTCCGCGCTCTCCGCCGTGCGGCCGGGCGTGCTGACCAAGGAAGCCTTCTACGACCGGCTCTATGGCGACCGGGCCGACGGCGGCCCGGGCACCAAGGTGCTGGACGTGATGGTCTGCAAGCTGCGGCCGAAGCTGACCGCGATCGGGCTGCGCATCGAGACCCATTGGGGCCGGGGCTATGCGCTGGTCGACGGCGCCGGGCCTTCGCGGGCCGCGGAGGGGGTGGCGGTGCGCGAGTTGCGCTTCGCCGGCACCCGGCACGACGCGACGGTGCGCGCGCTGCTGGCGCGCGGTCTGAAGCGGCAGGCGATCGCCCAGCGCTGCGGGATCTCCTACGCGACGGCCGAGAAGATCATCGCCCGGGTGCGGGCGGCCGAGGCGCCGGCGGCGCCGGACGGCAGGGGGGCGGCGTGATGCGCAGGATGTCGCTCTGGGATGCGATGGATTCGGCGGCTCGGGCCGGCGCGGTGCGCAGCCGGCTGGCGCGCGGGCTCGGTCAAGACGCGGTGGCGGCGGAGCTGGGCATTTCGCGCCAGACCGTGTCGCGCTGGGCGGGCCTCGGCTGCGGCGCGCGCGAGGCGCCCCGGCTGGAGGTGGCCGCGCTGGTGCCGGGCGATCTGGCGGCGCGCAATGCGGAGGTCGTGCGGCTGGCGGGGCGCGGCGCCTCGGGGCCGCAGATCGCCGCGGCGCTCGGCATGACGCCGAGCGCGGTCTCGGGCGTGCTGCACCGGGCGCGCGAGAAGGGCGACCGCGACGCACGCTGCCGGGCCGGCCGGTTCGGCGTGACGGTCGACCCGGCCGTCCGCGACGCGGTGCTGGCCGGCGTGCGCGCCGGGCATTCGCTCGGCCGGATCGCGGCCGCTGTGGGTAAGTCGAAGGGCAAGGTGCGCGGCATCGTCGACCGGCATTGGCCGGCGGACGAGCCGCGGCCGCAGCTTGCCGACGGTTTCGGCCGGATCCTGCCGCGGCGGGCGGAGGCCGGATCGGCTTTGCGACCGGCTGTGGGGCGGGCCTCGGGTGCGCGGGCGGTGCGGCGGGCGCCGGAGCCGCCGGCGGCCGGCACCGTGGTGGCGCTGATCGACCGGCGCCGCGACCAGTGCGCCTATCCGACGGACACGCGCGACGCGGCCGGGCTGATGCAGGTCTGCGGCGGGGCGATCGAGGATGGCGGCGCCTGGTGCGCCTGGCACCGGCGGATCGTCTACGTCTCGCCGGCCGACCGGGCGCGCGAGGCGGCGGCCCGGGAGGCTGCCGTCGCGCAGGCGATCGGCGTGGCGCAAGCCGCCGGGGGGGCGGCATGAGCGGCGTTTCAACCGCAGTGGTATCGGCCTCGTCCGGCGGGACGGCGGCGGAGTATGACGCCGCGATCGCGGCCTTGCGGCGGCAATGGCTGGCCGAGCGGGCGCCCGGCGAGACGGCCGCCGACTGGCTGCGGCGGACGGGGCGCTGGCCGGGGGCGCGCGCATGACCGAGACCCAGGCGCTGGCCGCCCTCGTGCTGTGGCGGGCGGGCTTCGACACGGCCGACATTGCCGGGCTCCTGGGCCTCGGCGAGCCCTTGGTGGCGCGGACGCTGTCCGCGGCGCGGGCTGTGGCGAGCGGGCGCGGGTCCGTGTCGGCCGCCGGGGCGGGAGGCTGAGCGATGCGCTATTCCGATGCGGCGCTGGAGCGGCTGCGCGCCGACAACCCGGTCGACGACGTGGTCGGGCGGCTCGGCGGCAGCCTGCGCCGGTCCGGGCGCGACCTGGTCGGCGCCTGCCCGATCTGCGGCGGCGGCAAGCGCGCGACGCGCTTTGCCGTCAAGCCGGACGGGCAATGGGTCTGCGCGGTCTGCCCGGACGGCGGCGACGTGATCGGGCTCGTTTCGAAGGTGCTGGGGCTCGATTTTCCGGCAGCCTGCGGCTGGCTCGGCGGCCAGCCGGATGCGGCGACCGACGCGCGCGCGGCCGCCGTGCTGGCCGCGCGGGCGGCGGAGCGGCAGGCCGCGGCGGCCGAGCGCGCGGCGGAGGCGGAGGCTTTTCGCGAGCGCGAGCGGCGGCGGCTGTGGAAGGTCTATTGCGGGGCGGCGCCGGGGGTCGGCTCGCCGGTCGAGGCGCTGTTCGCGGCGCGCGGGCACGCGGTCGACACGGTGCGGCTGGCGCGGCTGCGCTACCTCGCCGAGGCGCCGTATTTCCTCGGCGAGGAAGGCGATCCGGAAAGCCCGAAACCGGGCGCCGTGAAGCCGCGCGTGATCCATGTCGGGCCGGCCGCGATCGCGCCGATTCTCAGGCCGGACGGGCGCTTCGGCGGGCTGCACTACACCTGGTTCGACCTGGACCGCGCGCCGAAATGCAAGGCGGCGATTCACGATCCGGAGACGGGCGAGATGCTCGTCGACAAGAAGGTCCGGGGCTCCAAGCAGGGCGGCTATATCGAGCTGGTGCGGGTGCCGGCGCCGCGCGCGATGGTGGCCGGCGAGGGCCTGATGACCGTCTCGGCCGTGCGCACGGCCTATCTGCGGGCCGGCCGGCCGCTTGCCGGCGTGGCGTTCCGGGTCGGCGTGGATCTCGGCAACCTCGCCGGCAAGGCGGCGGCCACGATCGCGCATCCGAGCGAGAAGACGCCGACCGGCCGGGCGCGGCGCGTGCCGGGGCCGGAGCCGGATTTCGACAGCCCGGCGATGCCGGTGCCCGACAGCGTGACCGACCTGCGCCTGCTCGGCGACGGCGACAGCGACCCTTTTCTGACGCGTGCCGCAATGGCGCGATGCGAGGCTCGGCACCGCCGGCCGGGGCGGCGGGTGGTGACGGTCTGGCCGCCCGACGTGCGGGATGGGGGGCGGGATGGGGGCCGGGATTTCGACGACATGGTGCGGGGGGGATGATGCTCGATCTATCGGCACTTCTGCCGTCGGTGCCGCAGGTGGCGGTGGTCTCGCGCCGCGAGTTTCGCGGGCGGGCGATCCGCTTCGTGACGGACTGGCGCGAGCCGGCCGATCCGCCCTGGGTCGTGCAGGACGATCTGATGGCGGCCTTCGGGGTGGCTCTGGAGGATGTGATCAAGCGGATCGCACTCGCCGCGCTGCTGCGCGGGGTGGTGACCGACGAACGGGCGGTGGTCGGTCGGCTGGTCATGCCGGTCATCGCCGACGGCTGGCCGGTCGCCGTCATGCCCTTCTGGGTCGGCCTGCCGATCGCCCGCGCCACGGGCTTCGGCGATGCCGCCTGGATCCGGCTCGCCGCGGCGGCCTGGATGGACGTGCATCAGGACATGGTCCGCCGCCGCGCGGTGCCGCTGGAGGTGGTGTGATGGAGAGGGTCGATCTGGCCGACAGCCGCGTGACGCTCTATCGCGCCGACAGCCTGGCGCTGCTGCTCGATATCGAGGGCATCGATCACGTGGTCACGGATCCGCCCTACAGCTCCGGCGGTGCCTTTCGGGGCGACCGCATGGGGCGGACGGCGACCAAATATCAGTCGACCGAGCATCGCGGCCGCTACCTGGATTTTTCGGGCGACAACCGAGACCAGCGATCCTTCGCGCATTGGTCAGCGCTTTGGCTGAGTGCCGCACTTCAGATCACGCGCCCCGGCGGCCTCTGCCTCGTCTTCACGGACTGGCGTCAGCTCCCCTCGACCACCGACGCGTTGCAGGCCGGCGGTTGGGTCTGGCGCGGGATTGTCGGCTGGGACAAGACCGAGGCGGCGCGGCCGCAGCGCGGGCGCTTCCGGAGCCAGCTGGAATATGTCGTTTGGGGCTCGAATGGTGTCCTGGCCGACGAAGGCCCCTGCGCGCCCGGCGTGTTCCGCGAAAGCGTCTTCGGGGCGGACCGCCAGCACATGGCCGGCAAGCCGGTCGGCTTGATGGGCGAGCTGTTGCAGCTCGCCAAGCCTGGCGAGGTCATCCTCGATCCGTTCATGGGCGCGGGCACGACCGGGGTGGCGGCGCTTCGTCGCGGCTGCCGCTTCGTCGGCGTCGAACTCGATCGAGACCTGTTCGCGATCGCGCGGCAGCGGATCGAAGAGGCGGCTAGGCAGCCCGATTTCTTCGTGCGCCCGACGGCGCCGGTCCAATCCTCGATCTTCGATGGAGACACATGATGGCGACCGCGGCGATCGACGTGGAGATCCGGCATTTCCATCTGTTCTGCGGCCTCGGCGGCGGGGCGCGCGGCTTCAATCGCGGCGCGGCGCGGGTGGGCAGCCTGCGGGCGCGCTTCCGCTGTCTCGGCGGCATCGACGTCGATCCGGCGTCGGCGCGGGACTTCCGGCGCCTGGCCGGGGTGCCGGCGACGGTCGTCGACCTGTTCGACCGCGACCAGTATCGCGCCTTCCACGGCCGCGAGCCGGGGCCGGACTGGCGCGAGGCCGGGGCCGAGGACATCCGCCAAGCGGCAGGCGGCGAGCGGCCGCACATCGTGTTTCTGTCCGCCCCCTGCAAGGGCTTCTCGGGCCTGCTCTCCGAGGCGAACAGCCGGTCGGAGAAGTACCAGGCGCTCAACCGGCTGACGCTGCGCGGCGTCTGGCTGATGCTGGAGGCCTGGGCGGACGATCCGCCCGAGCTGGTCGTGTTCGAAAACGTGCCGCGGATCGCCGTCCGGGGGCGGGCGCTCATCGACCGCATCGTCGCGCTGCTGCGCGCCTATGGCTATGCCACGGCCGAGACGACGCATGACTGCGGCGTGATCGGCGGCCTGGCGCAGTCGCGCAAGCGCTTCCTGCTGGTCGCTCGGCACCGGGCCAAGGTGCCGCCGTTCCTGTACGAGCCGGCGGTGCACCGCTTGCGCGGGGTCGGCGAGGTCATCGGCCGCCTGCCGATGCCCGGCAGTCTCGGCCTGGACGGCTTGCCGGCCGGCGGCCCGATGCACCGGATGCCGTCGCTGCAGTGGCGGACCTGGGTGCGGCTCGCCTTCGTCGAGGCGGGCCAGGACTGGCGCTCGCTCAACCGCCTCGCCGTCGAGGGTGGCATGCTGCGCGACTTCGCGATCGCGCCGGAGACGGGAGGCCGGTCTGGGGTGATGGGCGTGCGGCCGTGGGATGCACCGTCGGGCACAGTCGCCGGACAAAACCTGCCGACGAACGGGGCCTTCGCGGTGGCCGATCCGCGCGCGCCTGAGGGTGCCGATCGGCCGAGCTATGGCGTCGGCGGGTGGGGCGAGCCTGCGGGCACCATCACCTCGGCGCGCTCGCCCGGCCAGGGTCGATTCGCGGTGGCCGATCCGAGATCGGTGGCCGATCCGAGATCGGTGGCCGATCCGAGATCGGGTTGCGATCCGCGGCCCGGGGCGGCGCCGCGGGACGGCGGCGGCAAGTATCGGGTGACGGGTTTCGGCGAGGCGGCCGGCACGGTGATCGCCGCATCGACGACGGGGCAGGGCGCCTTTGCGGTGGCCGATCCGCGGCGACCGGAGGGGCGCGGCGAATACGGGCAATATGGCGTCAAGGGCTGGGAAGAGGTCGGGCCGGCGGTGACCGGACATGCCGCCGCCGGCGCCGGGCGCTTTGCGGTCGCGGATCCGCGAACGGGCTTCGGACCGGGGGCGCATCGCAACAAGTACAAGGTCGTCGCCTTCGACGCGGCGGCGGGGGCGATCACGGGATCGGATCGGGTTGGATCTGGCGCGTTGTCGGTCGCGGATCCTCGGCCGGCGGCGCTCGGCCGCGACGGGCGCGAGGGCTATGTCAGCCAGGGTCACTATGGCGTGGTGCCGTGGCAGGCCACCGCCGGCGCCGTGACGGCGGCGGGCCAGCACGACAATGGCCGCTTCTCGGTTGCCGATCCGAGATCGGTTGCCGATTACGGAAGCCCGGTCGAGGGCACGCCGGAGTGCCTGCCGCAGCCGGACGACCGCCTCGTCGCGGTGATCCGGGCGCTCGACGGCACCTGGCACCGGCCGTTCACGACGCTGGAACTGGCTGCGCTGCAGAGCCTCGTCGACCCTGAGGAGACGCTCGAGCTCGACGGTCTGTCGGATTCCGCCTGGCGCGAGCGGATCGGCAATGCCGTGCCGCCGGCCGCCGCCGAGGCGATCGCCGGCGTGATGGGGCGCACGCTGCTGCTCGCCTGGTCGGGCGAGACCTTCGTGCTGTCGGCCGAACCGATCTGGGTTCGGCCGGTGGCGGTGGCCCTGACCTTGGAGGCGCCATGAGCCGCGAACGACTGCCCAACTGCCGGCCGTGCGAAACGATCGACGTCGTCCATGGCGGCATCGTCTACACGGCCGGGATCGGACGCTACGACGACGGGCGCATCGCCGAGGTGTTTCTGAATGCCGCCAAGAGCGGCACGGCCGTGCAGGCGATCGCGCATGATTCCGCGGTGCTGATCTCCTTCGCGCTGCAATACGGCGCGCCGGTCGAGGCTATGCGGGCCGCGCTCGCGCGCGATGCCGACGGGGCGGCGACCGGGCCGGTCGGCGCGCTGCTCGACCTTCTGGCGGAGGGCGACCGATGACCGTCCGGCGGGAAGCCGAAACCCGGGCGCGCCGGCTCGCGGCGGCGGTGAGCCTGCGCGAGCGGCTGGAGCATCTCGGCATACGGGCGGCGTGCGACACGCCCTCGGCTTCGGACCTGGATCGGTCCGAGGACCTGGATCCGGAGCCGCAGCGCAGGCTGCGCGACTGGCTGTTGGTTGCGAATGTCGGCAGCGGCCCGGAGCCGGCCGGGACGGATGCGCCCCCGCCGGATCATGGTCAGGACCGTGATTGCGCATGTGGCGAGAACGACCGGCATCGACGCGACGCTGCTCGCCTCCGAGGCGCGCAGCCGGCCGATCGCCCAGGCGCGGCATCTCGCCATGTATCTCGCCCGGGCACTGTGCGGCGCGAGCTACGCGCAGATCGGCGAGCGCCTGGGCGGCCGCGATCACACGACGGCGCATCACGGCGTTCACGCCGCCATGCGGCGCTTCGGGCTGCCACGGCCCGAGCAGCTGCCGCGCGCCGTGGCCCTTCGACTCCTTCTTGACGGCCCGCCCGATCTGGCGGCCGAACACCTGGTGCAGCATGGACGATGACGATCAGAACGCCCGCGCCATCGTGGCGCGGGTCGACGGCGACGTGCCGCTCGGCGCGGCCTCGGCGGAAGACGAAGATGGGGCGGGCCATGAAGGGGCCGACTCCCATGGCGGCGACGGCGACGACGAGGCGGAAGGCGGCGATCCGCACGACGCGGGCGACGACGAGCCGCCGGCGGGCTTCGATCCGGCCGACCCGGCGCTGACCGAATGTGCGAGCCAGCCGATGAACGACATCGGCAACGGGCGGCGGCTGCTGCGTCGGCACGGCCGGATCTGCGCTATGTGCTGCGCATCGGCTGGGCGTGTTCGACGGACGCCGCTTTTGCCGAGGATATCGACGGGGCGCTGATCCGGCCGCGGGCGCATGCGACCTCGGAAATGATCGGCTTGGAGGCCTTCGTGCTGGGGCCGACCAAGGCCGAGGGCGAGGCGATCGCGGCGGCGGAGACGGCCGTCGGCACCATCGAGGCGCTGCGCATGGAGAGCGTGGCGCTCGACGATGAGGACATCTCGGCGACCGAGCGCAAGCGGCGGCGCGTGCGGCTTTCGGCCGAGATCGCGGCCCTGCGCCGTGTGGTGGCGCGCGGGCCAGGCGGCCGTGAAGCGCATGCAGGGACGGCGGGCGAAGCGGCGCAGCTTCGGCATCGCCTCGGGCAATGCCGGCAAGCTCGACGCCATGATCGGCGAGGCCGTGCCGGCGCGCGCGATCGCGCTCGATGCCTTCGATTCGAATGCCATGAGCTTCAACGTGCTCAACGGCACGCTGCATTTCACGGCCGTCGAGGTCGAGGATCCAGATTGTCCGGACCCGGACGTGGTGCGGATGAAACGGGAATGGCGCGCCGAGCTGAGGCCGCATGCGCGCGCCGACCTGATCTCCAAGCTGGCGCCGGTCAACTGGGACCCGGCGGCGGAATGCCCGGTGTTCGATCGCTTTCTGGCGCGCATCCTGCCGGACGATCCGGTGCAGGGCGATGCGCTGCGGGCCTTCATGCTGCGGTCGCTCGGCCTGGCGCTGACCGGACTGACCACGGAACAATGTTTCTGGCTGCTCTATGGCGGCGGCCAGAACGGCAAATCGACCCTGATCGACATCGTCGCCCAGGTGCTCGGCGACTACGCCTGCACGGTGCCGGTGATGAGCCTGGTCAATGACCAGCCCCGGGCCGCAGGCCAGCCGACGCCGGACCTCAACCCGATCGCCGGTGCCCGCTTCGTGCGGTCGAGCGAGCCCAAGGAAGGATTGCCGCTCGACGAAAGCCTGATCAAGGGCTTGACCGGCGGCGAGCCGATCATGCTGCGGCGTCTCAACCAGGAGGCGACCGAGGTACGGCCGAAGTTCAAGCTGTTCATCAGCGTCAATCACAAGCCGGAGATCCGGGGCGATGACGAGGGCATCTGGCGGCGGGTGCGGCTGGTGCCGTTCCGCGTCCATATCCCGCGGGAGGAACGCGACCTCGACCTGCCGCGCAAGCTGGAAGCCGAGATGCCGGGCATCCTGCGGCGCCTGGTCGAGGGTCTGCTCGACTATCTGCAGAATGGAGGCCTGAGGCCACCGCCCGACGTGGTCGAGGCGACCGAGGCCTATCGCAAGGGTGAGGACGATCTCGGCTCGTTCATCACCGCGGCCGTCGACATCACGCGGCGCGAGGCGGACGAAGAGATGCCGGGCGGGCTCTATGCCGCCTACAAGGTTTGGGCAGAGCGGGAGGCGCGGCCCGTGATGGGCAAGGCCCGGTTCACCCGGCGATTGCCCGAGACGGCGGAGCGGTTCGGCTTCGAGCGCGTGAAGTCGTCGACCTCGCTCTATCGCGGCATCCGCGTGCGCCCCGAATTCTTCACGCCGGACCGGCCGGGTGCCTTCCCGTCGGCCCGTGGCGACGACGACTGAGCCCCTGCGACCCCCTGCGCCGGTTCCGCATGGGAGGATTGGGAGGATTGGGAGGCAAGCGGCGGGGCGGGCCGGCGGGGGTGCGGGGGCACGGGGACGCGCCGTTTTAGGGTCGAATTGGGAGGCATGGGAGGATTGGGAGGCCTCGCGCGCGTTTCACACGAGGGGTGTTGGGGATGATGCGAGGGCCGGCGATGAAGAGAGGATGAGTGCTTATGTATGACGTAGTTTTATCCTCCCAATCCTCCCAATCCTCCCATAAGGAATAAATAGATGAATGAATACTGGTGGTTAGCGGATCGGGTCGGAATGGAAACCAGCATTCTCGCTGCCTCCCGTGGCTCCCGATCCTCCCAAACGGTTTTCGGGCGATGGAGATCGACGATGACGGACTGGTATGCGCTGACGGTGCGGGGCGGGCAGGAACTGGCGGTCGCCGGGCAAGAGGGTGGGCTGCCGAGGTATGGGATCGAGAGCTATCTGCCGATCGAGCGGCGTGAGGTGAGGGTGCGGCACGTCAAGGGCGTGCAGCGGGTCGAGCGGCCGTTGCTGCCTGGCTATGTGTTCGCCGCCCTTGCGCCCTCTGACTGGGCGCTGTTGCCGCGGATCGCTGCCGTGCGGGGCGTGGTGGTGGTCGGGGATGCCCCGGTGCGGGTGCGGCTGGCCGATCTGGAGCGGATGCGACGGATCGAGCAGGAGGTGGCTGAGCAGAGGGGGCGGCCCGGGGGTCGGGTCGTGCTGGTTCGTGGCACGCGCGTGGAGATTGTCGGGACGGCAATGGACGGGTGGGCAGGCACCGTCGCCAACGACGCTGGCACTGGGGCTGGGCGCGTGCTGATCGATTTTGGGTTGCGCGCGGTCGCGGTGCCCCTTGACGCGGTTAAGCGGATCGCTTAACACGGATTCAGGACAAGCGTAGCTGATCTGCTGGCAGTCGTTCGACCGAGCCGCAAGCGCGCCCCAGGGCACCAAGACCAAGGTCTGCCGGTGCCCGCGCTGGCAGCCTATTGCCACATCGCACCCACAGCAGTGACTTTTGTGCATCATACAGGCCTCCGCAGGGCCAATGACGCGCGCGCAACGGGTCCCTCCCAGACCAAACCGTATGCGGGAAAGCGGAGTGCGGGGGTGGGCAGAGAGAGGCTGAAGCGAAGCCTAAAGAGCCCTAAAGCGATGATGGGAAACGGGTTTAGGGTCCTGGTATGGACGGCACCATTGAGCGCAAGGGGGAGTTCGCGCGGCGGATCAATGTGACGCCGGCGCGGATTTCGCAGCTGATCGCCGAGGGGAAGCTGTCCGGTGCGGCGCTGGTCGGCGAGGGGCGGGAACAGCGGGTGGTCGTCGCAGAAGCCATCCGGCAGATCCGGACGACGCGAGACCCAAGCCAGGGCTACGGCCTCAACGGCATCACCACCCGCCTCGACGACCCGCCGCCCGTGGCGGCCGCCCCTGGACCGGCACCGTCGACACCGACGCCTTCGCCACCTGGCACGACCGAGCCGGCCCGTGACTCGGTCGAGGAAAAGATCAAGGCCGAGAAGCTCCGCCAGGCGGAGCTGACGACCCAGCGCCTCGAGCGCGAGGATGCGGCGGCCAAGGGCCTCTACATGAGAGCCTCCGATGCCGCCGAAGAGGCGGCCCGCATCGCGGCCGGCATGCTCAAGATCTTCGAGGGCGCCTTGCCCGACTTCGCCGGCGCCATCGCCGGCCGCTTTGCCCTCGCCCCGCGCGACGTGTTGCACGAGCTCCGAACCGAGTTCCGCCGGGTCCGCGAGCGCGCCTCCCGCGACGAAGCCGCGGCGGCCGACGCCGAACCCGAGTATCTCCCCGCCGGGCCGGAGCGCCGTCCCGACGCCTGACCGCCGGGCCCCATGCCGACGCTGCTCGCCAACCCCCGCCGGATCGCCCGGCGCGCCATGGCCGACGCCTGGGCCCCGCCGCCGCCCGTCGACCTGGTCGGCTGGGCGATCCGGAATATCGAGTTCTCCGAACGCGAGTCGCCCTATCCGGGCCCCTACAACCCGGACCTGTTCCCTTACTTCCAGGAGATCCTGCGTGCCCTCGGCGCCGACGATCCCTGCCGGATCGTCACCCTCGCCAAGTCGGCACAGCTCGGCGGCACGGTGCTCGCCAACGTGTTCACGCTCGGCACCGCCGATCTCGACCCGGGGGGTTTCCTCTATGTCCACCCGACCGAGGGCAATGCCCGGCGGTGGAGCAAGCTGAAGCTGGCGCCGATGCTGCGCGGATCGACCGCGCTGCGCCGCCTCTTCCCGGAGAAATCCCGCGACGGCGCGGATTCGGTCCTGTTCAAGGAACGGGCCGACGGCCGCGGCTCGATCCTGATCTCGGGCGCCAACAGCCCGTCGAGCCTCAGCCAAGTCTCGATGAAACGCCAGGTCCAGGACGACCTGGCCAAGTGGGAAGCGAATTCCGCCGGCGACCCGGAAGGCCAGGCCGACAGCCGCAGCCAGGCCTTCGAATTCGCAAAGATCTTCAAGAACTCGACGCCTCTGGTCGCTGCCCGGCTGCCGCATCACCCGCAACTTTGAGGCCGGCAGCCAGGAGCGCTACCACGTCCCCTGTCCCCATTGCGGCACCCTGCAGGCGCTTGAGTGGGAACAGTTCCAGGTCGACGAGGAGCATCCCGAGCGGTCGGCCTTTCTGTGCATCTCCGCCGACTGCGGCGCGATGATCGAGGAGCACCACCGCCCGGCGATCTTGCGGCGCGGCGTCTGGGTCGCCGGCAATCCCACGGCCGCGCGGCAACACCGGTCGTTTCACCTGTGGTCGGCCTATAGCCGCCTGCAGAGCTTCGAGCGGATTGCGCGCGGCTGGATGAAGGCCAAGGGCCTGCCGGACGCCGAGAAGGTGTTCTTCAACGACGTGCTCGGCCGGGCCTATCAGGTCGCCGGCGAGGCCCCGGCCTGGGAAACCCTGCGCAACCGCGCCGAGGAATCGGGTCACCGGCTCAACACCATCCCGGCCTGGTGCCTCGTCGTCACCGTCGGCTGCGACGTGCAGGGCGACCGGGTCGAGTGGCAGGCGGTCGGCTGGTCGCGCGACGGGCGCCGGGCGATCATCGGCCGCGGCCTCGTTCATGGTCACATCTCGGAGGAGCAGACCCGGGCCGGCCTGGACGATTTCCTGCGCACCACCTGGCGGCACGCCTCGGGCCGCGATCTCGGCATCGACATGCTGGCGATCGACGGCAACGCCTGGACCGAGGAGGTCTGGGGCTGGGCGCGGCGCCATCCGGCCAGCCGGGTGATGATGGTTCGCGGTGTCGCCAACGAGGCGGCGCCGCTGTTGGCGAAAGTCAAGCGCGAGCGCAACCCGCGCACCGGCAAGATCCTGAAGTATCAGTCTCGCTTCTGGCACTTCGCGACCAGCGTCCTCAAGATGGCGCTCTATCGCAACCTGCCCAAAGACGATGCGCAGGCGCGCGGCTATGTCGCCCTGCCGCGCGGCCTCGATGAGGAATTCTTCCGGCAGCTGACCGCCGAGCGGCGGGTGCCGAAGAAAAACCGCCGCGGCTTTGTCGTCCACGAGTGGGTCAAGGACGACGGTCAGGCCAACGAGATGCTGGATACGCATCTTCAGGCCGAGGCGGCGGCGATCAAGTCCGGCGTGCGCGAGATGCCGGATTCGGTCTGGGATCGCCTTGAGGGCGAACGCGGTCTGCCGCTCGCCGGCGCGCAGGGCGACCTGGAGGACCTGCTGCTGGCGCCCGCGCCGCTGCCGCGCCCGATCGGTCAGCCACCCGCACCGTCCCCGGTAGCGTCTCCGCCGCCGGCGCCGCCACCCGCTCCGCGATCGCCGGCATCGGACGGCGACGATTGGTTTTCCGGTCGAGGGGATTGGTTCTGATGGCCTTCGTGCAATCCGATCTCGACGCGCTCGACGCGGCCATGCGCGGCGGCGTCAAGAGCCTGCGAACCGCCGACGGCAAGACGATCGAGTACCAGTCGGTCTCCGACTACCAGCGTCTGCGCGCCATGATGCTGGACGACATCGCCGCCGCCTCGCCGGCGCGCGTCTCCCGTTCCCTCGTGGTCGGCCACGACCGCGGCTGAGGACCAGCCCTTGAACCTCATCGACCAGCTCGTCGGCCTTTTCTCGCCGGCCCGCGGCGCCGCGCGCATTCTGGCGCGCCGGCAGTTCGACCGGCTGGCGCAGCGCGACTACGACGCCGCGGCCCGGTCCCCACGCACGGCCTCGCTGCGCGGCCGCGGCACCTCGGCCAATGTCGAGATCGGCGCCGCGCTGACGACGCTTCGCGACCGTGCCCGCGACTTCGAGCGCAACAACTGGATCGGCGCCTCGATCCTGGACAAGGCCACTGGTCTGGCGGTCGGGACCGGCATCCAGCCGAAATGGGAGACCGGCTCCGATCGACAGGATCGGGTCTGCACGAGGCTCTGGGAAGAGTGGTCGCAGGACGCGGATGCCTCGGGCGAGATCGCCTTTGCCGGCCAGCAGGTTCTGGCCGTGCGATCGATGATCGCCTCCGGTGAGGTGCTGGCCAGAATGGTGGTCGGCAAGTTCGAGCCGCGCAAGGTGCCGCTGCGCGTGCAGCTGCTCGAAGGCGACCACATCGATTCCACCGCCGACCTGATGCGTCAGCCGCAATCGCGGCTCGGCATCGCGCTCGGCGACTGGGATCGCCGCCTGGGCTACTGGCTCCACCCGCAGCATCCCGGGGAATACACGCTCGGCGGCACGTCGCTCGCCTCGGTCTATGTGCCGCGCGCCGAGGTCGCCCATCTCTATCGGCCGCTGCGGCCGGGCCAGTTGCGCGGCGTCAGCTGGTTCGCGCCGATCCTGCTCGGCGCGCGCGACTATGCCGACCTGATGGAGGCGCTGGTCCTCAAGGCCCGGATCGAGGCCTGCTTCGCGGGCTTCGTCGAAAGCGATGCGGAATCCGCGCTGGCAGATATCCTGCCCGGCCAGCCGACCGCCGAGGCGCCCGGCTACAAGCTCCAGCCCGGCACGATGACGCGCCTGCGTGCCGGCGAGAAAGTCAGCTTCGCGGCGCCGTCGGGCGCCGGTAACGGCCATGGCGAGGTCGCGATCCGCCAGCTGATGGGCCTTGCCGCCGGCGTCGGCCTGACCTACGACCAGGTCACCGGCGATCTGCGCCAGGCCAACTATTCGAGCCTCCGGGCCGGCAAGATAGAGCAGCGCCGCCTGACCGAGCAGCTGCAATGGCATGTGCTGGTGCCGATGTTCCTCGAGCGCGTCCGCCGCGCCTGGGTCGACAGCGCCATCCTGGCCGGCGCGCTGAAGCCCCGCGCCGACGGATACGCGGCGACCTGGATCATGCCGACGGTCGAGCCGATCGACCCGCTGAAGGATCTGGAGGCGGACATCCTGGCGGTACGCGCCGGCCGCTGGAGCCCGCAGGAATTCATCGGCGCCTGGGGCCGCGATTGGCGGTCGGTGATGGATGATTTTGGGGCCTTCTCGGCGGAGATCGACGCCCGGAAGCTCGGTTTCGACATCGACCCACGCGCGCCGCGCGCCAAGGCGCCGTCCGCGAAAGCCTCCGATCCGGCAACCGCGGCAGCCGATTCGCCGGCTGCGCCGGACCCCGCCAACCCGTCCGACCCGGCCGCGCCGGACCCCCAGACCGGAGCCTGATATGACCCGACGCCGCAGCGCCGCACCGCAGCCGCGCATGACGCCCGATGGCTTCCTGCCAGGTGCCCAGATCGCTCGCGAGGCCGGCCAGGATCAGGCCGTGCGCTTCGCACCGGCGAGCTACGACGCCACGGCCCACACGGTCGAGGCGGTGCTGTCGACCGGTGCGCCGGTCACCCGCTGGGGCATCACCGAGGTGCTGGCCGTCTCGCCCGAGGCGGTCGATCTCGGCCGGGTCGGGCTTGGCCAGGTGCGCCTTCTCGACAGCCACAACCAATATGAGCTCGATGCCATCCTGGGCATGGTCGAGTCCGTGCGCTTCGAGGGCGCCGCGCTCATCGGCCGGATCCGCTTTGCGGAGTCCGCGCGCGGCCAGGCCGCCGAGGCCATGGTGCGCGCCGGGACCGCAACCGGCATCTCGATCGGCTACCGCGTCGAGACCTGGACCCTCACTCAATCCGCGCCCGATCAGGGCACCGAAATCTGGACCGCGACGCGATGGGAGCTGCTCGAAGTCAGCCTCGTCAGCGTCCCGGCCGATCCGCTCGCCCTGGTGCGAGCGGCGTCCCCGGCGGCCCCGCCGCCCCCCGCAGAGGAGAATGACATGCAGCGCAACGCGCCCGGGGCGGCCGATCCGACCCCGACCCCGCCGTCCCAGCCGACCCCGACCCAGACCCTGGCCCCGGCTCCGGTCCAGCGCGCGGCCGATCCGGCGCCCGTCGCGCCGCCGGCCTCGCCGCCGGCCAGCCCCGATGCCGCGGCGATCCATGCCGCCGCCGGCCAGCGCGCTGCCTCGATCGTCGACATCGGCACCCGCGCCGGCATGAGCCAGGCCGACATCACCGCCGCCCTGGTCGACGCGACCGTCACTCTCGACGCCTTCCGGGCGCGCGCCTTCGATGCGCTGGCGGCGACGCAGAACCGTGCGCCGACTTCCTCGGCGCGCAGCACGATCCTCAGCGATGAGGGCGACGTGCTGCGCCGCAATCTCGGCGAGGCGATCTATCACGGCGTGCGCCAGACGCGGGCGGTCAACGAGGTGCCCGAGGGGGCGCGCGCCTACATGGACCACACGGTCGCCGAGCTCGCGGCCGTCATGCTCGGCCGCAATCTGCCGCGCACGCTGGCCGCGCAGATCGAGGTGCTGGAACGTGCCTTCCACACCACCTCGGATTTCCCGATCCTGCTGTCGAACTCGCTCAATCGCGTACTCGATCAGGTCTATGGGGTCGCGCCGCAGACCTACCGCCGGCTGGCCCGGCAGCGCAACTTCACCGACTTCCGCGCCCACGAGGTGCTGCGGCCGGCCGATTTCCCGACGCTCCAGAAGGTGCTGGAGAACGGCGAGATCAAGATGGGCACCGTCGGCGACGCGAAGAAGGAAAGCCTGACGGTCGCCGCGTACGGCATTCAGTTCGGCATCTCGCGTCAGGCGCTCGTCAACGATCGCCTCGGCGGCCTCAACGAGGTGCTCGCCTCCTACGGCACCACGGTCGCCCTGTTCGAGGAGATCGTGTTCTATTCGCTGTTCGCGCAGAATTCGGGCGCCGGTCCGACGCTCCTGGAGAACAGCCGCGCTCTCTGGCACACCTCCAACGCCAACCTGACCGCGTCGGCCACCGGCGCGATCGACGTGACCAAGCTCTCGACCGGCCGTACCGCGCTGCGCAAGATGAAGCGGCTGGACGGCAACGTCATGAACCTGTCGCCGACCATCCTGCTGGTCGCTCCGGAGCGCGAGACCGAGGCCCAGCAGATCACCGTCGCGGTCACCCCGACCCAGGCCGCGAACGTCAATCCCTTCTCGGGCACGCTGCAGACCGTCGTTTCCGCCCAGCTCGGCGCGCTGCCCTGGTACCTGTTCGCCGATCCGGCCGTGCTGCCCTGCTTCCAGTACGGCCTGCTCGACGGCTTCACCGGCCCGCGCCTGAAGATGGACGAGCCCTTCGGCATGCAGGGCATCAAGGTCTCGCTCGAGCACGACTTCGGCTGCGGCGCGATCGACTATCGCGGCGCCTGGCAGAATACCGGCGCCTGACGCCGCACCCTGCCGGCATCGCGCCGGCAGGGGCCACCTTTTCGCGGCCACCGCCAAGACGGCGGGTCGCCTTCACATCCGCTCATGAAAGGACAGCGCCATGGCCAACAATATGGTCCAGTGCGGCGATCGCATCGATGTCACCGCCCCGTCGGGCGGCGCCACCTCCGGCAAGGGACTTCTGATCGGCACCATGTTCGGTGTCGCCGCGCTGACCGTGGCGCAGGGCGACGTGACCCCGATCATCCTCGAAGGGGTGTTCCGGATGGACAAGGCGACCGGCGAGGCATGGAGCGTCGGCGCCGCGATCTACTGGGACAACACCGCCAAGAAGATGACGACCACCTCCTCGGGCAACACCAAGGTCGGCGTCGCCACCGTGGCGGCCCTGTCGGCCGACACGGTCGGGATCGTGCGGCTGAACGCATCCTTCTGAGGCCGCCCCCGTGAACGCCTTCGCCGACGGCCTCGCCGTCCTGTTCGCCGACCCCAACATCGCCACGCCTGCGCTCTGGCGCGCCGGCGGGGCCGGGGCCGGCGTGGCGGTGCGGCTGGTCGATGCCGCGCCGGACGAATCCGTCGGCTTCGGCGAAGCGCGAGTGCTGGCCTCGGCCCGGCGGGTCGAGCTGCTGGCGAGCGCCGTCCCGGGCCTCGCTCGGGGCGACACGCTGGAGATCGCCGGCGTGGTCCATACCGTCCTGGCGTCGCCGCGGCGGGCGTCGGACCGGCTGACCGTGACGGTCGACATCGAGGCCTGACAATGCGGCTCAAGGCGGCGATCGTCGGGCGGCTCGACGAGGCGATGCGGCGCGAGGTCGATGGCGGCGAGAAGGCCGTCGGCTCTGCGCTCCAATCGGTCGCGCTTGGCCTCAAGGCCGATCTGCGCGAGCAGGTCCGCGCGGCAGGGCTCGGCGACCGGCTCGGCCGCACCTGGCGGTCGGAGACCTATCCCCGCCGCGGGGCCGCCTTGAGCGGCGCCGCGCTGGTCTGGTCGAAGGCGCCGAAGTTGATCCGCGCTCATGACACCGGGCCGGTCATCCGCTCGCCGAACGGCTTCTGGCTGGCCATCCCGCTGCCGGCGGCCGGCAAGTCCGGGCTGACCGCGAGCGGCGGAAAACAGCGCATCACGCCGGGCGCCTGGGAACGGCGCACCGGTCTCAAGCTGCGCTTCGTCTATCGCCGCAACGGGCCGAGCCTGCTGGTCGTCGACAATGCCCGCATCGGCCGCTCGGGACTGGCCGCCGCCAACGTCTCGCGCCGCAAGGGCATCGTGTCGACCCGGCTCGCCGGCCGGCAGACGGTGCCGATCTTCCTCCTGGTGCCGCAGGTCCGCCTGCGCAAGCGGCTGGATGTCGAGGGCGCCGGGCGCGCCTGGGCGGCCCGGGTGCCGGGCCTGATCTCGGAGGCCTGGCCGCAATGACCTCGACCCGCGAATCCGCCTTGTCGGCCCTCGCCACCGTGCTGGCGGCTGCGATCCCGACCGCCGAGATCGAACGCAACGCGGCCCTGCCGGAGACCATCGCCGCCGGCGGTCGCGTCGTGATCTTCGACGGCGACCCGGGCGAGCCGGAACGCACCCTCGGCGCCCAGCCGGCCTGGTACTACGAGCACCGGGCCGAACTGGAACTCTTCGTGCCGGCCGGCACCGGCCAGGATGCCGCACTCGATGCCTTGCTGGTCGCGATCGGCGCGGCGCTCGCCGGCAACCCCACGCTCGGCGGCGCGGTGCAATGGGCCGAACCCGAGGCGCCGACCGTCGACCTGCTGCCGCCGGACGGCGGCGGCCGCCCGCTCAAGGCCGCAGCCGTCAAGGTCATGCTGGCCTATTCGACCGCCTCTCCCCTCTGACCCGCCCCTGACAGGAGATTGCCATGGCCCGCGCCCAAGGCGCCCAGACCGCGCTTGCCGGAGTGTTCGAATCCGTCTACGGCACCGCGCCCGGCTCGGGCTTCATCGCCCTGCCGTTCAATTCGACCACGCTCGGCTCCGAACAGGGCCTGCTCGCCAGCCCGGTGCTCGGGCTCGGGCGCGACGCGCTGAAGCCGTTCCGCGACGTGATCAATGTCGACGGCGAAGTCGACGTGCCGATCGATATCGCGACGATCGGCGTCTGGCTGAAGGCCCTGCTCGGCGCGCCGTCGACCTCCGGCACCAGCCCGAAGACCCATGTCTTCACTTCCGGCGGCCTGACGCTGCCGTCGCTGACGATCGAGAAGGGCTTCGCGCAGGTCCCGTCCTTCGAAATGCTGACCGGCCTGAAGGCGGACGAGATGTCGTTCAGCTTC